GCACCTGCAGACCATGTAGTATTCGTTGCAGTGCTCTGCATGGTAACTTTAACCACTGCACCAGTAGTTGTAAGGGTGACACTTAGGCCCGATACCGCTGGAGATGCTGGCGTGTTTGCGGCGGCGGTGACTGTAACTGAACCACCAGCCGTATATCCTACAGTTGATAATTTTGCTGGAGTAATTGTGCCGTTGGCGATTTGAGTACCAGTGATAGTTCCTGCCGCCATCTGTGATCCAGTCAGAGAACTAGAGGCGATTTGAGTACCTTGAATACTTCCAGCAGTTGCAATGTTGCCAGAGGTATCCAGAGTCAAAAACAATGAAGATGCAGGGATTGCTGGCAAAACGAGACTATAGCTGCCACTGGATAGTGCGCTAGGTGGTTGCAAAGTAATGAAGTTTGATCCCGATACGTTTTGACCAATGAGAATAGAACCAGCTTTGATGTTTGCTGGCGTATTGCTTGCCGAATCGACGACAAGAATGCCGGAACTGAAAGCAGCAGATGCCGTTCCAGAGCTAATTCCAGAAGAAGTAGCATTTACAGAACCACTCTTGGTGATTTGAATGGGCGTGTCAGCGTTGCCATCGTAAAAATATAAATCGACACCATTGACGTATATCGTATTGATCGGTGGCGTGGTGTTCTGAGGCGTAAAGCTAATACCAGCAGCGTTAGTCAAAAAATTGTTCTGCATCGTCAGGGCTGAGCTGATGTTCAGACCGGCAGGTGGAATAGGTACGCCATTCCCAGAAGTATGGTTGTGACCATTTACAATGGTAGAGTTGGCGTTGACTGCCTGTTCCCACGTCAGGCCGCTATCGACACCGATAGTAGGCTGAACCAGTTTCATGTTTGGTGTGATGACTGACATTTAAAATACCTCAATTGAGACTATGACTACCGCGTTGCTTATCAACGTCAGCGTTAGCGCGTTCATGGGCTGACTACGGTAAATCGTAGCTGCTCCGTTTACGTCCACGATTGACCAGCCCTGCATGTCTCTTCCGAGACCATGGCTTATTACAGTTGTCCCATTGGCCAATTTTATGTTTTTAAGAATCGTTGCGCTGGACTGTGGTGCTGCAATGATTGGATTGAGTGCCGCTGCCCAAAGTGGATTAGCTAGGGACCAATCAAGTTTTGGTGAAAGTGGTGCCGCCATTTAGTAACCCGATCCGCCGCCGCCAAAACCACCGCCGCCAAATCCGTTACCCCAATTGGAGAATCCAGGATCACCCATAGTTGCACGAGTATTAGAGACTGTGTTTGCTTGGCCTACATCGCGGTTAGCTGCCGTAGTTTCAATGCGTTCAATTTGAACTTGTTTGGAAGCATTCAGCGCGTTCCACTTCTCAAGGCTTTCTTCCTTAATCATGGCTTTCATCGCTGCATCAACGATCACGTATTCAACCCAGCCAGAAATGCTAAATGACAGCATGTCTGTGTCTTGTAGAAGCTGGGTCATAACTGGCACGTACCAGAGGCGAATCAGTTGATTTGAATTGGCTGGGAATAAATGGATGTTGTTACCCATTTCCCGATAGGACATTTGGTAAACGTTATTCAACGCGCCTGCTTGACCAGGGAAAGTTGTATATTTGTCTCTGTCAGACCAATTGCTACGGGCAACAGGAGTCCAGCCTGCATTTGGGCCAGTGGACGCGCCACTGATGTTCACGTCTACGCCGTTGAGCTTGTAGATCGCTGGAGCAAAGCCACCGCCAGTTAAGGGATAGTTGCCGCCATTAGGAAGCGGATAAAAATCTAAGCCAGTGAGACTTACCAGAAGTGGTGGTGCAAAGAAATAGTCATCACCAAACTTGGTGACTAAGATGTCATAAAGTTCATAGATGCTCTGATTGATGTTGCTGTTCCACTCATCCACAGTCAGGTACTGAGAATTAAGTTTGTCAGCTCTGAGTGTCGCCAAATAACGGATGTAACCAAGATTGATCTGGCCTGGCAGACATGGCGTAATACTTAATGGATAAGACGCGGTGTATGGGCTAGTTCCAGAAGTGTTGGTAGCGCCTACTTGATAGTAGTAGCTTGTTCCAACTGAAACTGCAGAATCCAAATAGCTATTGGTCCCTGGAGAAGCAACAGTTGTGAAGTTGATGCCATCAGTGGAGCGTTGGACAGAGTAGCTGGTAGCGCCAGTAACTTGATCCCAGGTAAGGAAGTTCTGACCATTGCCGGTCTGAAGAACTATGTTGGCTGGCATGTACGGAATGGACATCTAATCTCCAAAAAATAAAAAGCCCCAAGCGAATACTTGAGGCTGGAATACGCTATTGCTTTCAGCCGTAGCTATTTGCTAACTATTCACCGTCGATTTGGATTGAACCTTGTTCGACATAGAAGCTCATGCCGATGACATCGCCATCAGTAGGAGCGGTTGCGACTGGAGTAGTGACGCTTGAACTGGTGGCAGCTAAAAACTGAACCAAGATCAATCCACCAGAGTTGGGCGATCCACCTTGTGGTGCGCGACTAATAGTTTGATTGGGATCACCAACGACTTGCACGATCTGCGCGTTGGCCACGCCAACTGCAGCTACGGTTCCAGTGCTTCCACCTTGGGTACTATCGCCAGAAGCGATAGCGATGAATGCCTGACCAACAGTAGGAACACAGCCTTTAGGAAGGCCAACGTTTTGCCAGTTTTGAAGATTGGTTTTCGATTTTGTCAAAGCCATGGTAGCGCCAGTTGGTTTAGTTGCGCTGTCCATAGGAACACCAGCCAACGGAGCTGCAGCGGTGCTTACAACTGTGACTGTTGTAGTACCAGTGGCGGTAAAACTCATTGTGGCAGAGCCAGGAGCAGAAGGCAGGTTTTCAATCGTCAGAACTAGTGCAGCACCGATTGTTGCGGCTGAAGCATTGGTAGCGATTGATTGCTGTACCAAGATGCCAGAGACGCCAACAGGTGCAGATCCAACGCCAGAGACAGAAAACCAGATGATAAACACTTGGCCGTATGAATCGTAGAGGCTGAAATAGGTTGAAGCCAAAGAACCGGATACGTCGGCTACAGGAGCAATTGTGGCAGTACCGGCAGAGCCAGCGCCAACAGAAGTTACAATGTAGGGGTTGCCAGGAGTAAGAGAAGTAGAATTGATTGCTACGGAAGTTGATCCCGTAGTTGGTGCGACCATTCCAGCAAAGCCACCAGCGTAGCGGTTATAATTGCTGTCCAGCTCAATCAGAGCATAGCCAGCGGCTGGATTTGGGTTCAGCATATCGCGATTGGTGGCAGGGGTTGCAGACGTATTCATAAAGACGTTTTTAACGCCCATACCTTTGAGGTTACGAATGCCTAAGCCGTTGCCGTTGGAGTGATCGACTACGAAGTTGCAGTCAATGAGAACAGGCCGATTAAGGAAGGAATAGAGACGCCCACCGTTATTGCCTAATGGATTTGCCATGTGATTGGATACCTTATTACCTGTAATTGTTACGCCAGAGTGACAGGTAGCTAGTCTGGACGTACAAGCGGTATCCGCTCATACAGATGTTTGATTGGCTAAAAAGAAAGGCCAGATACGATGATCTGGCCCGATAATGACTATTAGAATTTGGGACTAGCTTACTGAGCTAGCGTAACCACAGCATTTGCAGCAGGGGCAGAACACGTTAGGTTTCCGTAGTAGCCAATCTGCAATTGTATTGAGTCCGCTCCAGGAACAGGTATACCCAACTGGTCGTAGAAACCAGGGTAGGTCAAGAACTGAGGGCATTTACCCAAAGTGCGCAACTTCCAAGTTTTCAATGTGCATACGATGGCAGTCTGTGCAGGACAGTTACGATCCTGGATGATTGCAATTTCACCGTTAGCGGTAGGAAGAACAAGAGCTTTGAAGCTGATGTTTACTTCATCGTTGACCTTGGCTTTAATCATCTGATACACGCCTTGGCTGGTTAATTGCTTAACCAAGACTTGGTATGAAGTCGGATTGATAAAAATGAAGTCAGGATCACCTGCTTCAGATCCGTTAGCGGCCAACTGATTGACTGAATCAATCAGTGCATCTTGGATGCTTTCATTAGCGCCGTTGAAACGAAGACCGGCCAATTTCGTTGGCGAAGTCGAACGATTTACGTTGAAAAAATTGTCCGATCCAGATGGAGCAGTCAGAGGCAACCAAGCCAAGAATCCAGCGACCTTCAACATGTTGGCAGAAGCCAAACCGTTGCTGATGAAGTTCACGTCACCAACTTGAGCCAACATCGGGAAAGATGTAGACCAGTTGGAAGGAGTACCGGCAGAACCACCAGATGTAGCAGATACAGTTACAGTACCCGCACTAGTATCAACCGCTATGACATAGCCAAGAGCAGCGCTAGTAGACTGAGTAGGAGTCTGGCCAGATACAGAGTAGCTAACCAAGACCATGTTCACCGCGAATTGCAGTGCCATTGCAGCGTTATCAAGGGTGATTACACCGCTAGCAATAGAGCCAGCACCGAGTCCATAAGACCCACGTTGACCAGAACCATCACTAAAGATGTCATGTGCTAAATCGTTACCAATAGATTGGAATGCCGATTTAACGTTAAGTTCAGCAGCAGGCATGAAAGCGCCGATGCTCTGAGCAGACGCACGTAGAAAGTCACCAGTTAAGGTAGCTAAGCTATAGTTCTGTACACGAGTTACGTTAAACTCTTGTGTAACAGGTGCTGATTGGTACGACTGAGCGTTACCAAAGTTAGCAGATCGACCTGCTCCAGTATCTGATATAACAGGGATCGGAAAGTATTTACCGGCCAAGCCCATTTCAGACTCATCCTTGTCAATAAGTGCAAGTGCAGGATTCCGATTGAAAACCAGATCCTTCATTACCCAAGCGTCATCGCTGTAAAGTTCTTTCAAAGTTGCAACGTTAGTTTGCGCGTTGCTATACGCAGTTGCTGTATTAGCGGGAGTACCCATAAAAATTATTTAGTTCCTATTTTAGTTTTTCTTCGGCACGTCGTCGGGCCTCTGCCCATCGTTCGTTATCTGTCATGCCTTGGAAGGACTTTGCTGGACGTTTAATTTCGCCAGTCGCAGTCATGTTATTAGTGAGAGTTTTGATGCCTTGTTTGAGTGGTGGTAATTGCTTCTTCTCATCCACTACCGCGCTCTTAGACTTAATCTTGCTAAGGCCGGACAACTTGGCGTATTCTTCGTTTGCGCGTTCAATCAGAAGT